ACCTTTACTGTCGCTGGTTCCGTCTGACACAACATTGATCACATTGTGGCTAGGGTCTTCACGCACACGTTTGACTGATTTGGTCACACTCTGACTTTGATTTACATATTTTACCGAGCTGGCCAATACCGCAGCAAGATCGGGTGCAAGTTGATTTTCTTTATACTGTCGTACAAATTCACTGGCACTGGCCCCGGGATTGACGCTGATGAAATTTAATTCATCTTGTTTGCCCTTGGGGTATTGAATGCTTTTGGTTAATGTAAATTTTAAATTGGTAGTTGGTTTATTTGTTTTGGGATTTACATGCCCGCCGACACTACAGTTTCCAAAAAAGTCCAATACATTTTGAACTGTGATGGGCTCGCCTAAATTAAAGAATTTGCTGCTAACTGCCATGGCCATAAACAATTCTGCAAGATGGCCGGCATTGTATTTTTTCTTGGCTTCGTCGTATGATTCGCTTTCGCCATCGGGTACAACTTGGTTGTTGCCTGCTGGCAGTTTGGTAAATTGTCCCGACTTGTCGATTGCGGCCCATGTGCCTGTAACTTTCTTGCCGTTATCAAGTACAAAAATAGGTTCCTCGGGTATGAGATTGTCCGAGTTTGTGGATTGGTCTTTGGCAGCTGCTGCCAAGGCCTTTATTGTTTCGGGTGCAAGGTGCACAGTTTCGCCGTACTTGGCATGTCCAGCTGGTACAATTTTAACCGGGCTGGTTGTGGCCAATTGGATCAATGGCACTAGATACTTGCCACTGTAGCGAGGGTCAACCATTGATAGCTCTTTGCGAGCAAATCCTTTTTCGTTTAATATTTCTATATATTGTCTCATCTAGTATTTAGTTTGTAATCTGATATAGATTCTTATCAAACCAACTGACCACTACATCATCTAGCCTGGCATAACCGTAACGATCCAAACTGTGTATGATACTGTCATTTATCAGTTTACGATCGGCTAGATCGTACCAGCTGGCATGTTCTAATATTGGGTCACTGTCAGATGCATACACTCCGGCATACAACCACGGAGTATTTTCCTTGCGGTAAAAATAAGCGTCCCTGCAATCAAATCCCGATATTGCCAGCATGTATATTAAATTTAGTATGTTATAACTGTAGTACTGATGACTGTGATTTTCAATTACGGGTCTATTGTTGTGCATGTAAGTTGTTTGCGGTATGGCCATGACCAACATGCCATTGGTGTTTAGCGTGTTCTTCCAAGTTTTAAGACATTGCAAAGGATTACGTGCATATTGAAAACTATCGTGTGCCCAAATCAAATCCACACTAACCGGTATAGTGCGTTGTTCAAAATTGCCTTCAATGGGTATGACATTTGGCAGTTCGGTCACTTCCGGCGACAACTGCGTTAGGTCTTGGTCCACTGCATATACTGTGTAGTTGTGTGGTTCAGGAGGATCATCACGTGTCATTAGTGTAGCCCACCATTGGGTGTCTAATCCCTCGCCACATCCCATGTCGGCAATGTTGCTCAAGCTGTCTAAAAAACTGTCGTAACCGTACAACATGTTCAATATTTCTTGACTGTGTTCGTGACTTGCGTATGCGTTTTTAAATTGTGCCATCGGTCAATATATCCAATACTACTGTTTCTTTAAATTTTTTAAGACGCGGTTCCAATTGGTAGCAGGCTTCGGCTATGTCATTGAGTTCGCCCCAAGCACGTTGTGTGGCCAAATGGCTGGCCCAAATGGCGCAACTTTCTTTGGCTATTTCAACATCTAGTGCATTGTGATAGGGACGAGCACGACAACAAGCATCGTACTCGTCTAGCAGTTCAGTTGCACGTTGCCGCCAATCCATTATACTACCACATCCTCCATTCCGGCAGTTCGCAAACGAACCACGTGTCCCAGCATAAAGTTTTTGCTCTCTATGCCTTTCATTATTCCCAACCACTTGTTGCGTAACAATGCAACTTCGTTGATAATTGTTTCCATATCGATTACTTCTTCTTCACCATCTACATATTTTTCGGCATCTCTGCTGGTCAGTGCTCGAGCGTATGCTTCCAAATACTTCTGAAAATGTTTGCGTCGAATTTTCCTCAATTGTATATTGAGAAATTCCAGTACCGCTTCAATTTCCTGTAACTGATTAAATCTATGTTCGGTCAAGCCCGGTAAATTACTTAGCGCCTTTTCAACGTTACCTTGTATTTTTATTTCGCCCTTGGCTGCTGCCAACTCGCTTTCATAGTAGAATATAAAATCGGGAATTTTACTTAGATCATTACTGACACGATTATACCACATTTGTTATCTCCGATTTTAACCAAGGAAAAGTCTGTTGCCAATTTGTATTACGTCTACGGTCCAGCTCGCTTAGATATGTTGCCAATTGATTGATTTGTACTTGGTCTCGTTCACAAGATTCCAGTTGCAAAACAAATCCCTGCATGTATTTTAATGCACCCATGTAGCGTATGCTCTTAATTATACGCGAAAAGTCTTGCGAATAAAAGCCTTTACCAAAAATTTTAGGATGCAAGAAATCATAAGTCAATGTCACTCCGCCCATGTAGTGTCCAATTGGTCGCGATAGTGAATTCACATAGTCAAGCATTTCGGGAATGGTTTTTATTGTCAGTACCGACAGTGTTTGGTTTATGTTTAGTTCGATCCAAGTTTGTTCAACCAAGAATTCAAAGTTGCTACGCCACAGTGCCAAATCCAATCCTTGACGCACATACTCTTGTTCCGGGCCCCAGCAATCGATGCTGGCAGTTAAGTCAAATCGTTTGATACGTCGACTGTGTACCAACTGCTTGATGCGAGCAATTTGTTTTACAAACACATCGTGTTTGATATTTAAATTGCTGACCACATTGAACTCTAGTTCGGAATGTTGGCTATCTTCCAAGTAGTCTAAGCAAGTGGCAAAATCCTTTTGATAAAAAGGTTCGCCGCCCAATATGTGCAACCGTTTTAGACTTGTGCTGTTTGCCTTCATCCAGGTCCAAAAATTATCTTTTAGTTGCTCGTAATTGGCATGGCGTTGCGTTCGGTTTTGTATTACTACACCGTTAGAATCAAACACCCCGTATTGATTGTTTTCTTGTTGAATTTGACTACTAAACCCGTCATAACAGTACAAACAACTCATATTGCACACATTGTCCAAGTAAACTTCAAGTATGGTGGGATTGACATGTGTCAATGTGGGATTGCCATCTAGTTCTTGAGGATATGTGTCGGGTATGTTCAAATGCAATTGACGATCGCTATAACCCCCAACTGCTTCTACATCACTGCAATACTCACATCCACCTTGAGGCCATTTGCCGGCCAACATCAGCTGTCGATCGGCAATTTTTTTATCGGTGTTGTGAAAGAGGTCAAACTCGGTTATTGAGTCTGGCTGGACGCGATGACAACTACTTGTTTCACCGTTGTAAAGTTTTACAGTATTCCAACTCCATTTTAATGCACAAGCTGTTTCCGTTTTAATAGGAAAGTACTTGGGCATTACTCGTCTTCGGAATTGTAATTGTTATCGTCTTCTTCTACTACATATTCTTTAAGAGCTTTTTTAGTAGCACTGTCAGTGGCACCGAACTCTTGCAAGTCAATGTCGTTCAACATGTCTACTAGCACACTCATTAAATTGTCTGCGGCCTCTTGGCGATCCTTGACCGGAATATACTGTTTTAAAATAGTATACGTTTCGCTTAATACATCTACATCTATACTCATTCTGTGGCTTCCTCTTCTGGTTGTTCTTCAACCCGTGTTGTACCGTTGACTACATGTGGATTGGCAGTAACGTCGGCCATTACCCGATCCAAACATCCACCATCATTGCGTTCCCATGCTTTGCGGAACTTCTTGATAATTTCTCCATCAACAGTAGTATATACCAAACTGTTGCCTTCCTTCTTTAAAAGGTCCTTGCTTTCAATTAGATCAGTCAGTCCCGAGTACGGATTCATTCCAGTTTCGTATGGAATCTTGACCTGGACTGACTCAAACGGTTTGGCATAACGTGTTTTCATGATCTTACATGCAGCACGAATACCTTTGACTTCCGAAATCTTGTTACCGTCTTCGTCTTCTTTGAGTTTTAGTTTACGCATGGCAACCACGATACTGGAAGCATAAATGAAACCTTGTCCGCCTGATATTTTGTCGTCGGGGTCAAACATGTCTTGACTGGCGTATGTGTGATTGGTACAAACCAAGCCCAAGTTCAAGTCACCAAACATGTTTACACAGTTACGCACCAAGGCAGTAAGTGCTTTGGGCTTACGTCCCAAGTCACCTTTTAAGTCTCCGGCTGCAAACTGATTAACGTCAGTGGGAGTCAACAACATGCCCAGACTGTCAATCACAAACAACACCTTGGGACGTTGGTCTTCGGGAATGAGTCGATATTCTTTAACAAAGTCATTGATCATTTTGGCCAAATCATCAATCATGGCCATGTTTAATTTCAACAGTTTGTCTTCACTGGTGTCTACGTCCAAGGCTTTTAGCCATTGCTCGTCTAGTGCGTTTTCGGTATCCACTAGGATAACATAAATGCCCTGTGCTTGTGCGTTTTTAATCAAGTTGCCCGAGCAGATAAAACTTTTGCCTGCGCCTGACTCGCCAGCAAAAACTGTAACCTTGCCCATTGGAATACCTTTAGTAAAGTCTCCCGAGATAAGATAGTTTAATGCATAGTTGTTTGTACTGATCCAGTCTGTNGGATCGGTAAAGCCCACAGATATACCGTCAATGCTTTTGGTAATTGATTTTCTAAATTTGCTCACGTCAAATGGTTTGGTAATTGCCATAATGTTATCCTTTGTTTAATTGTATACTGAATTTATTGTTTTGTCGACTGTTTCTAAATAATATTTGCCTATATTGGGTTAAATGCGTAGACAAGTTATCTATACTGCCGGCATTGATTCCCATTCCGGTTGGTGTTCGCTGATGGTGTTGACACCAACTAACATACTCTTGGCTAAACGGCACAGTTTGTTCGGGTCTCAAACAAATAGATACTGCACCCACTAGTTCATCGAAATTGTTTTCATCATCAAAGTCCAACTCTAAATCAAAGTTTATATACTTTTCGTATAAAGCTCGTCCCAAGTGATGGAATGCAATTTTAAAGTTACAAACATCATTAGTCAATACCGTTTCAGGATAGGGATTTTTAAATTCTACCCAATTGGTGCTAAAGCATATTAGTTCACTAGATACATTTTGTTCTAGCTCGTGTATGCCTTCGTTGATTTGATTGTATCTAGCCAATAGGTTCATTTGACTCAATACTGTGCCCACAGTGGGCATGGGTGTATCATCGTTAAACAAACTGTGTATCAATTCAGACTGTTTGCTATTTTTATATTTTTTTCTTTTGTACGCAATGGGATAAACTTTGTTTTGACTTTTTGCCCAATCCCGATGCAATCTATTTAAAACAGTTTGATCTAGATATTCTTCCGGTAAGTATGTTCCAATGTCGTGATCCAATATTTCAAAGATCCAACAATTGATATCCGCAATGGAATCAGCCAAGTGTTGAATGTTACTGGCTATTCGATCACTGAATCCATCAGTGACAGCAAACCTATTTGCATTACGTGCGTTTAATTGATCAACAAAGTATTCGACAATGTCATTGTTGACGCCGGTAAAGGGAATGGTGTCTCCGCTATTTTCGAAAGCCAGTACAAACTTCATGATTGAAAACAGGGGTTGCCCCCTGTTTGTGTTTAGGTAGTTGTCTTGCGATTACGAATCATGGCCAAGATGTCTTCGGCCTTTTGACTTGAAGGTTTAGCTTCTGTGGGAGTCACAACTGGTGCAGTTGCCACTGGAGCATCGTCTTCTTCTTCAACTGGTTCAGGCGCTACCACGCTAAGAGCTGGCTTGGTTTGTGGAACTGGAGTTGCTGCAGGTAATGCATCTGCATCTACACCATCACCACCCTTAAAGCCACTGGGCTTGTAGTAGTTGGCCCAACGATCTGGATCGTAAGGTTGTCCATCTACACTTGCCTCAAACATTTCCTTGATCACTTTCAATTCAACGTCAGTGGGTTTCTTGGGCAAGAAGTCAGCCAAGTTGTACAAACCATGCGTTTCAATTGCTTTTTCTTCTTCACCATTAAGTGAAGTTTCTTTACGTGCCCATGTACTCGTGTTGTAGTCGGCGTATCCACCTTTGCTGGTTTTCTTGATGTTAAAATCAAGTCCGGCATCATAGTCTGTGGGTAAATTTTCCATGTCGGGATCCATAAGCGCATTTTTAATTAGATTAAAAATCTGTGGGCTTATGATAAATCTACGAATTGGATTTTCTGGAGTCTTGTCGTCTCCAATGGGGTTCTCACGCACAAAGCCTTGGAACAGGTAACTGCGTTTCTTCCAGTACTTACGACCCATTTCTTCCAAGTTAGCATCCTTGAACCAAGGACGTACTTCGGCCAAGATTGGGCAAGCTTCGTTCCACATTTCCATACAAGGTACTTGTACATTCACCATTTTACTATCTGCTTGGCCTTTGATGCCAGCAAATGGTAAACGTATCATTGCACGTTCAACCCAAAAGAAGTTGTTGTTTGTATTTGCGTCGGGGAGGAATCTTACGCGAGCTGTTGTGTTCTCTGGAATGTTCCAGTGTGCGTAAATGGCGTTGTCGCCTTGTTGTTTACCGCTTCCACGGTTTTCGTTTGCTTGTAGTTTTGCGCGAATTTCTGCTAGTGTCATGGCCATAATAGTTCTCCTTAATGTATGCCTTAATAATGTGCCTTAATATACAATGCACTCCCGCATTGTATAATAATATTTATGCCTAGTCTACAGAAAAGGCTAATTTATTTTTTCAATCCGCTCAAAAAGCGCAAGAAATCCAAACTGTCCTCTTGCATGGCAGTAGGGATATTGGGATCGGTAACAGGATCATCCAAGCCAGTGGATCCGTATGTGTCGTTTGGATGCGATTGATCGGGACTGGTTTGTGGTTTCCAATTGGTGTGAGCATTGTCCACATTGCTTTGTCCAAATTGGAGTTGGCTGGCCCAATCGGGTTTATGTTGCTTGGCCCAGGCCTTGATCAAAGTTCTAACGTCTGCGTCACTGCCGTGTCCCTTGGTGGGGTCGGCCAACGTGGTAATTGAATGCATTAACTCATCTGCACCCGGCAGATTGTTAACAATGGGTTCTAGATCAGTTTTGGCATCGATGCCATTGATGCCAGCCAGTAATGGGCTTTTGCATAATTCTTGTAAGGCACGTAGTTTTTCATCTGCGTCAATGACCGCGTTGTCATCATTTTCAAAGTCTTCGGCCACTGTGCTGGCCCACTCGTCTAGTTCATGTCCCAGTTTATTTTGTTGGCGTCGATATTCTCTATACACAATCGGCAATGCTTCGTCAAAACGGGCATCATAAACTTTTTTAACAAAACGTTCTTTTAGTGCATCAACATCTACATCGTCCTCGACAGGAACGGGCGCAACATAATTTTCCACAAACTCATCATAGTACTTTTTGGTAGCAAGATGATTTAGAGTATTTTGCAACGCCATGTAGTGCTTGGTAGCAGAATGAGCCATGTGCGAAGTTTCGGCATCTTCAAATTGTCTATTCTTTGTACTACGAACAAAGTGCTTCATGGCATTCATTTCAGCAACCATGCCGTTGATACATTCGGCAATTTCGTCATACATGGTACCACCTTCGCTTAGGTGATGTGCCAGTGCTCGTGCAGCACGTAGATTATTATTACTGCATTTGAATCTTTCTCCAGTGGGAGTTTCTAAAAATATACTTTCAATTTTTCTAGCACGGGCACCACGTACTTCATCTACAACAGGTTCACTGTGTAATATTTTTAACTTGACACCGTTGTGTTCGCCTACACTTTGTCTTGGACGTCCCGGAGTTCCGTACAAACGACTTTCGGTAACTTGCACATCACCTGCATCGGCAACATCATCGGCCTTGGCCTGTTGTTTAACATCACCAATTTGCAATCCTGACTTGGCAATATCGCGTGTGTCAAATGTCAATAGGTTACGCATGGCAAATTTGCGTAGGTTACGCAAAAAATCATACCATTCTTTACGTTGTTCACGATCCATGTGTTCTATTATGTTTTGCCCATAATAGACTTTTAAACTGGTTTCGTCGATCAAACTCACAGTAATTTTACCAAAGTCGTGTTGATTGGCATCGCTATAACTAAAGTTAAAAAATCGTGCCTTGGCAGGATCAGTGGTTGCTTGGGCTTTTTCGTCCCCCAGTGTTACACCGGGAAAACGACTGCGAATTTTTTCAAATAACGCATTTGCAATGGAATCAAGTTCTTTACTCATATAGCTATTTAGCGTATTTGTTAATAAGCCCCGCTCATTATAAAGGGCATGGGTTCAATAAATTCATCGATTCGGTCACGCATTTCTTGGTCAGCATTGGCATCAAA